GTTTATTTTCGTCTTCTTTGTATCCAAATTTGATCTTTAAAAGACCATCTTCCATCTTAGCTTCATCTACAATGGCATTATTTGGTAATGCAAATTGTTTCATAAAGGATTTTGTTGAAAGATTCTTTTGAACGTATTCAACTGCTGAATCATCTACTTTACCTTCAATAGATAAAACACCATCGTTTACTTCTACAAGAATATCAGATTTTTTGTATCCAGCTAATCCGACTTCTAAACCATATTTGCCTTTAGAATATTTCACGACATTCCAAAATGGAAAGCCAGTTACTTTAGACCAAGAATCAAATACGCTATCAAAAACGTCTAAGCCTTTGTCAAAAAATTGTTTGTGTACTGAATTGATTAAATCTAAACTTGTCATATTAACCTCCTTAATTAAGCAAAGTTTATAGGTCAGCCCAATTGCTGCACCACAAGTATTATATAATAATTAATGATTATATTTCAAGAGGCCACCTGAAATATCTACTAGTCCTGTTTCTCTATTTAAAAACTTATATTCTATTTTTGTAATATCAAAGTCTTTTTTAATTTTTTTACAAATATCTTCAACTTCAAATTCACCACAACTATATACATCAAATTGCATCAATGCAGGATTTACTTCATCCCAGACGTGCATAACAATGTGTGAAGTTTCTATAATAGCTGCACCTGTAATTCCTCTGTTACCTGGTACATTATGATATTTAACATATGGCCCCATCAATACTTTCATATTAATAGACTCAATAAAATCTTTTAGCCATTGAGTTAAAAACTTTTCCTCCATCGGAGGCTTTACCGCTTCAGCACGGACAATTAAATGTTTATGAACCAATAGTCCGTTTTGCATTAGTTAAGCTATCTGCACTTCCAACGTCTTCTAGCTTGTCTTAATCTAGAATTTGGATCTCTCGCAGCTTTAGGAAACATTTTCATTTGGCCTGCTGATCTTGCACAAAAAGATTTTCTTCTCGCTGCACGTTTAGGGCCTGGATTAGATTCTGTTACTGCTGTTTTTAATTTTGAACCTGGATTTTTTCTTCTGTATGCCATAACACCTGCTTGTGTCATACCTGCACCAGATTTAGTTGATCTAAAATTTTTCTTATTTCGTGGAGGCATTCCTCCTTTTGACATAGAGTTTACTAATTGTAGAACAGAGTCTTGATAGTCCATTACATCTTCTACCATATGTAACTCCTGATTACTTGTCTATTAGGACAGTAGCTTTTGCACTTGTAATAGAATTACAAGTCATAAAACCTTTAAATAAAATTCCATCTTCTGGAAGATTTAATGTTAAAACATCTGCTGGCAAAACATCAGTTGTAAACTGAGTACCTTCTTCATCTTGTAATACGATTGAACCTGTGTCTGTTGTTGTAGTTATGTTAGTTAAAATTAATCCTCTAAGTCTAGTTCGTCCACCGAACACAGAACCTGCTGCTGTAATTTGTACTGCTTTTACATCGCCTTTGCTTGCCATAGTATCTCCTATTTTACATTAAAAATACTGGGGCGTAAAGTACGCCCCAGTAATATGATTAAGCTTACGCTCCTGGAGAACCGAAGATTCCTCTAGGGTCAGACCAACCGAAGCTGTATCTTTCTCTAGCTTTGAATCTAACGTTACCAGTATCGAAATCACCTTCAATAGCTGTTTTGATAGGACTTCTTACGAAGTTCTTTAAGCCATTTGGTGCATCAGTGATAATGAAGAATGCATCAGTATCAGTCAAGAAATGGTTAACTCTGTAACCTTCTGGAATCATACCCATATTCATCATCGCATTGATGTCGTTCTTAGCGTAGTCACTACCTGTTAGAGTAGTCGATAGAGGAGTTTTTAATACTCTCTCAGCAGTAAATTGTAATTCTTTTGGAATAATCAATTTTCTACCTTGAATAGCAATTTTTAACCCTCTTTCATCCACGAAAGAAGCGATGTCAATTAATGACTGCTCAAGTGATGTTTCGTTTAAGTCAGCTGCTGTAGAAAGTTCATTTCTGAAAGTTCCACCAGTTGCTAATGGGTGATTTGTTGTACAAAGTGCAACACCGTCACCTCCATTATATGCACCTGTTGTATTAAACGCATTGTTTAATACTGCTGCTGCTTTAACCTGCTTAGTGTTAGCCATAGATCTAGCTAACGCTCTTGTATATCTAGACGCAAGTCTGTCATACAAGTTATCTTCAATAGCTTCTTCAGTTATTGCGAAAGCTAATGCTACAGTCTCGTGAGTGTATCTTGAAGTGAAAGACTCAGTAGCGTTGTCATAAACAACTCCTGCACCTTCTTGCTTCACAGCTGCACTTCCGAAACCTGTTAACATCACTTCTTCCTCAAAAGCTCTGTCTGATGATTCAGACATAAAGATTTCAGCGTGTTCGTTTTCGTATCTGCTGTACTCCAGGCCAAATAGGGCATTTAAACCTGGTTCTAGTTCTTTAACTAGTTGTGATCGTGATATCGCCATAGTTTATCTCCTATTACTTACCTGTACCACTTTGTCTATAGAAGTGATTGTTAATTCTAACTAACACACCTATATTCGAAGTAGTTACGTCATTGTTATCAGGGTTTTGCGAAATATCAATTGCTTGAACCGCAAAAGTTCCTGCCGTACCAGAACTTCCAACATCTAACTGTGCGTAAGATATTCCTGTTTTGGTACTTCCTGTTGTATCTGTTACTGAATAGTTTGCAAACAGTTCTGCAACCCCGTTAGGGAAAGATAGGTTTGAATTAATTTCAAACACTGTATCTGGTGCATCAACCACATAAGCAACAATATCACTTGCGTTTGTAGACGAAGGATAGTAGTTACTGAATGTAGGCTTTTGCGTTGTAGGATCTGTATAGAAACATCCGTTAAAAACACCCACGACCTGACCAGAAGTTCCACCAGTATGTTTAGCAATATAACCAGTTCCTAGTGGTTCCACTAAGTCACCTTGATATATGCTAGTACCATAATCGGCAGCAATTCTGTATCTGTTTTGAGCATTAATAAACGGAGAACCATTCAGTTGTCTTACTGGTCTTAGACCATATAGCTCAACTTTATTTGCCATAGTTTTTATCTCCTTTTATATATTAATGTTCATTGGTTGGTATTACGAAAAAATTATTTCTTACTACCACCAAAAGTTACACGAGATTGTCTATCAATATTGATAGGCATCTCTGGTCGCTGTTCCTTCATTAAATCATTGTCCACGGCTTGCTGTTGATCTCTAGTTCTTCCTTGGAAGTACTGAGTACGTGACTCAACAATTTCTTCTGGTATCCTTGCCAGCACAAGGCCACCTACCCCTATAAGCCCCGAATGCTTTCCTTCAGAGATAACTGGATAGTCGTTGGCTCCAATTTGTTCCTGCAGTTCTTCTGCTCTAACAAGCTCGTAACCTTCTCTTAGTTTCTTAGACATATTTGCTGTGTCTACGAAACCTCCAGCTTCTGCTCTTAGCCATCTGTGTTTGAATCCAGCTGGTGCAGGCGGTGCATCTAAGTTAGATGGAGGAGTCCAAGGTTGCTTTCTTATATCAACTTTAGCTCTTGACTCCGAACTGCGTGAAGTTCTTTTTATTTCTTCGCTCATACTAATTTCCCTCCTTCACGTATTTTGCGTATTCTTCTAGTGGCACCCCTAATTTTTTCGCAATAGCGACTTGTGACTTGGTGAGTTTCACTGATCTGCGTCCAGATTTGCCTCTACTTGCTGTTGCAACCGTCTGAACGGGTTTTCTCGGTTGCTCCACAGAGTCGTCTGATTCAGCAAACTTGTGAGGGTAAACCTCTCTTATTTGCTTATCAATCTCATTATAATACTCTGGACTATCTACGTCAAATCCTTCAGCCACTAGATTTTCGTGAATCTGGAAAGCCGTATTAGTCATAAATTGATCCTGTCCAAACCAATCATTTTTTCTAGCCCAGTCTCTTGCTTTAGGACTAGCTGCTGGTTGTTCAGGTTGAGTATTAACTTGATTTTGTTGAGTTTTAGGAGCTTCTATCTCAGTTTCAGCAGAAACTTTTTTACGTCTTTCTCTGTCTGCAATAGTTATTTTAGCTCTTTCTTTCTCTACTGTTAGCCTTGCAAGCTCTTCATTTGCAGAAATAATTGCTTCTGTATCCTGCATTTCAATAGCTGCTTTTAGCTTTCTTTTAACAGTATCTCTTTCAGAATCTATTCTAGCGTCAAACTGTTTGATGTAATTTTCATCTATTTCATCATATTTAGATTTAACATCAGAATATTTCTTTTTAAGACCTTCAGCATATACAAGAGCTGCTTCTTCTCTTCTTTCAGCTTCTCTCATTCTCTTAGTAAGGTTGTCTATTCTTTTTTGAACACCTTTACTGTAAGTTCCTAGGTCTTGTTTTGGTTTTGATTCGTCTGTTTCTTCTTGAGTATTTTCCTCAATAGATATATCTGGTTTATCTTCCTTATTTTCATTGTCATAAGTTTGATAACCTAAATCAACTTCACCTAAATTTAAATTAGGCTTAGTTTCTTTTTGCTCTTTCTTTTCTTCAAGTTGAATATTTGCTTCCTGAGCATCATCTAAATCTAGATCAACTTCAGGTTGTTTATTTTCAACTGTTTGTGTTGGTGTCATACATTCTCCTTAGTACGTTTGCAAAATATCGTTTGGATCATCTACGACTGCAATGATTTCATCATCATTTAAAATTCGTACTTCTCCACCTTCTATTTTGAATCTGGCTCCCGCATAACGGCCAAAGATTACCCAATCACCAGGTTTGCACCACGGCCCATTAGGAAATTTTTCTTTGTCTTTATAGCAAAGGTCGCCTTGTTTTAGCACGTAAGCACATACAGTTGTCATCTGTATGGTCTCAAGTGTTGAGTCGGCTAATAGAATTCCTCCTTTAGTCTTTCTGACTCCAGCGTGTGGTAATACCAACATTCTGTATCCAGTAGGTTTAGGAAGTTTATCTAGTAGGGATTTGTTTTCTTTTACTTTTTCTGCTGTTAGACGCTTGTCGTTTTTTGCGTCTTCTTTATATGAATCTAAGAGTCCAGCTTTATGCTTTGGAATCTCCAGATTTGTTGTCTCTGTCGTCATCAAATAACTCCGTTTTTTTCTGCAGGTCAGTCAGATCCTGTAGCAAGGTTTCTAGGCCTTGAATCTTTCCTCTAATATACATTAATTGATTAACAGTGTCTACACTAGCAACAAGGTGGTCTTTGAGGTTATTTACCTCTTTGGTAATCTTATTTTTAATGTATTTAAAACTGTCGTAATCAATCATAGATAGATATATATCATTTTTAATGAAAATATCTAGTCTACTTGTTCTTATTCATATTGATTACGTCCGTAGCCTTAATTCCATAAATTGCAGCGACTACTGAAACCCAGAGGCCGACTATCCACCAGGGCATCTCTTGTAATTTTTGAAAATACAAGTCAATCTTCTCTTGCATCTTCTCATCTTCTGCAAATACAGAATATGCTAACAAAAACAGAGGTGAAGAAATTGTCAAAAGCACAAATTCGTCCTTCCAGTCGTTTTTTTGATTTTCAAAAATTTTACCTTGGTACTCAATTTCGCCTCTTTTCATTTTTTCGGCGTGAGATAGTTTAGCTTCTGATAACGCTATCTCTGTTGCTTTCTTGTTTTTGTATAATTCTCCCGCTGTCTTTACTGCCGTGCCTATAAGATTTAACCAAATCATAAAATTTATCTCTTCTTCGTTTACACATATATGGTACCATTTCTTCTAAGACTGGCCAAGCTTTCTCCCCATTGATTCTCCAAATATAAGCTGGTTTGTGATAGTTTTCTCTTTTTTTTCTTCTAAGATTTACCGCTCCCACTGGAAATACTTCATTAAATCTAGCTACTAAATCAGAATCAGTTGCTTCTACAGAAACTTGTAGATAATGTTTTTTATAAGCAGGACTACCAGCTAAATAACAACCAAAGCTACCTTCTCCATCGAAGACACCAGCTAAAAAAATTATTTTTTCTCTACGAGAAAGATTATCGAACGCCTCTGAATTTTTGTCCTTTAAGTTGTATGTCATTACATCCTGGATATACATTCTTTTTGCTTGATTGTCTATAAGGACATCCTCCAGTAGATAGCTTAACTGGTGGGACTTGAGGATTAGGGCCTCTCTTAGGTGGAGGGCCTGAAGCTACCCCTCCTCCTAAATTTTTCTTTTTAATAGGTCTAAATTTTTGTAAAGCTAAAGATACTGCTGAATCGTGAGTCATATCTACTTGAAGATCTTTTACTTCATCTACAAATTTTTTTTGAGTTTCTTTTGTAGCATTAGGTAAATATTTTTTTCCAATATCAAATGCAGTTCTTGCTGCTTTAATATATTTAAACGGATTACCCATTATTGTGATCTTCTAGCTTGTTGTAATGCTGATTGTACTTGTAATTTTTCTTCATCAAAATCTAGCCTATCTTCAAACTGTGCTTGTTGTTGGTCTAATTTTTCATCATTAGCTTTGGCTCTTATTTGAATATCCATAGCTTTTAAATCTAACTCTCTTTGTTTTAATTGCACTAAAGGATCAGGTTGCTGTGAACCCATTTCCTCTTGGATTAATTGAGTTGTTAATATATTTATTCTTTTTGCTATTTGAGAAGCAGCCATAGCCATAAATTGCTCTGGATTTTGTTGCTCTAACATAGCCATTTGAGGATCTTCTCTCATTACTTGCATAATTTCTATTGTTGCCATTTGAGAAATGTGCTCTGATATATGTCCTTGAAATAAAGCATACACTTGAGGATTAATTTGAACCATTCTGCTCTTCATAAATGTTTTATGAGCTTCAATGTGTGCCATATGATCTTGTTCAGGAAAAGCTTTTGGTAATTTCATCTGTAAACCTTCCATATTTTCAATTGCAGGGTCTTTTGGTTGAGGTTGTTCAGGTTTAACTAATAAATCATCAATTTGTTTTGTACCTAATGCATTATAAATACGTCTGTACGCTTCATAAATGTTGTGAATGCCAGGATTTGTCTGTGCAATTTGTAATTGTGTTTGTGCTAATGTCACTCTTTGTGACATTGAGAAAATATTTGGGTCTGCAACAGGTAAAACATCTACTCTGTCATCAAAATCTACTTGTTTAATCGTTCTTTCACCACCATAAACGTCATATGGATACACTGGAGGTAAATATTCAGCAATAACTCGTGATAAAATCTTAAATTCTTGCTTCATTGAGTAATATAATCGCTTGTGAATAGCTGACATTACTCTTGCACCTCTTTCTAACAGAGCAATTGTAGTTCCAACAGCTCTATTTTGTGCATCTTCTCCTGTTTGCATATCTGCAATACCTGCAAATCGCTTACCTGCATCAACACAGAAGCCTAAAAGTTGAAATAAAGTTGCTGAAGGCTCTTTAAAAGGTAAT